TGACCACATCTGTTCGGCAGAGGATTTGAGTCCTTCATATTTGCTTGACCTGTCGATGTTAAGAGAGATGCCCCCGATGGAATAATCGAACTCGTCTACGATCCAGTTTGCTTGAAGAGCCATAGCCGCAAACTGTATCGCCCCTTGAAGAATGGGAGTTCTCCAAGCAGGTTTAATATTTACGAGTGAGTTAAGGTTTTGGAGTTCTTCAGTTTCTGGTGGTTGCATATTCCACCAATCTAAAGCTCTCTCAAGATACTCAAGCATCTCCTCATCTTCCCACACTTGACCAAAGACTTGATTGTAGCTACCAATGTTCGATTCATGCTCTGGTGGTCTGAAATGATAATACTTGTCGGGGTTCTGATCTCTAAGGAGCATACGCAACTTATAGACCATAGACTTTTGAGCTTCTGAGAGTTGTAATCCAAGTACAGCGTTCTCTGCGACTACCCCGAACTCTTGTACAACCGTTTGGGGTTGGCTGTTGACCAACTCTTTGAGGGTCCATCTGATCCGATAGCGACCATAGGTAGCTGTGGTAGGTATGCGTACAGATGCATAGTATTCACCTACCGATGGGTTTTCGGGTATGCGAGCTTGATCACCGATGAGTACATCTGTTTCGGGTGGTCCAGGGTCTACATAATAAAGTGCGTAAGTAATTTCAGCGGCATTAGACACATTCCCATTTGAGTTTGTGAGGAAGATGTCGAGATCGCCCCTTGAGAGTATTTGATTTCTTTTAAATGCTACAGCCATATTGAGCCTCCTTTAGTATAGTGTCATTATAAACAAGCTAAGAAAAGTTAAAGAATATACTATGAGTAAAGAGCAAAAGTACGAGAAGATTGACCATCCCGACCATTACCAAGCAAAGGGGATGGAAGCGATATCTGTGATCGAGGCATATAACCTCAATTTTTCGCTTGGTTCAGCGATCAAATATATCTTAAGAGCGGGAAAGAAACCTGGTGAGAGTTCTATTGAGGACTTGAATAAAGCTATTTGGTATCTTCAACGAGAGGTAGAGAGGCATAAAGAGGGCTAGGATCATATAAGGGGTTATTATCTGACTTCATATATGAAAGGACTGATTTATGTCTAACATGGAAACATCTCGTGAGGCACTTGAGTCAATCGAACCTCAAATCACCAATATAACAGATCGTGTATATCGGTACATCCTATCGAAGGGAGAAGATGGTATTACAGATGATGATGGATTTAGATCGTTAGGTATGAACCCGAACACATATCGCCCTTGTCGTATTAACCTCATGGATAAGGGTCTTGTCCTTAATACGAACACTAAGGGCATTACGGAGTCGGGCAGGAAAGCGTGGAAGTGGAAAGCAGTTGCCGAGTCTGAAGCAGTGCCACCAAATCGTGTCAAAAAGAGACAGCGAAAGACCTTACCCTCGATTGATCCTCCTCAGTTCCCTGAACATTGGGATACGAGTTTGAAGAAAGCTCAAGCACGACTTGTCTCTAAGTTATCTCAAAAAGAAGATGCACTTTGTCCCTGTTGTGGCGTAAGGGTTACAAAGTAATAGGTTCTTTTAATTTAATGGTGGGATCTTCCCATGCTCCACAAAGTTAGCATGAGCCAAAGGCCATAGCGTTTGGATTTGCCGAGAGATTTCTCTTGCTAAGAGTTTGATCTCCCATTGAGCATCGGGGTGATCCCTTTTAGCAATGAAACTATTAACCCAGTTGTGCAATGACCCAGTTGCCCAGTAAGTTGTATATAGATTCTGTGGGAGTATCATACGAGCTTGATCTCTTGCGACCCCTTTTTCTATTAACTGATTGTATAACCTAATAGAATCAGAAGCATGGCTTTTAATAGCAGACACAGCGTCTAGTTTAAGGAACTTAGGGTACTCATAGGGATCAAACTCTACGATGGGGTTAAATGTCTCATCAAGACTTGCTTGGCGGTTTTTAGTGTCTTGCTTCCTCATCTCATTTGGGAGGTAAAACTCGATGTCAGAGCTTGTGTATCTGCGAGAAATCTCGTTGTAAGAGAATGTCCTGTGTCGCATTTGTTGACGGGCTACGAAGAGTGGTACTTTAATCCAAAACGAAACGACATTATGTTCTGTGGTCGAGGTATGCCCCTCTTTAATGAGGAAGTTGCACAGCTTTTCCTCTCGCTCACCCATCTCGGTACTGACTTTCCCTAGACTTGCTCTCGCACTGTTTACGATAGTGAGGTCATCGCCCATAGATTGAATGAGAGAAACGCCCCCAATCCCATCCTCATAAATACTGACTATATCAGATCTAAAATCATTCGTCATAAGTCCACGATCCTTTCTCTATTTGTGGTATGTTTATCTATACCGATAGATCTTAAAAAGGAAAGTGAATAATGTCTCTAGGGGGGTCTTGGTTCAATCGAACACATCAGAGGGGAACGCAGGTAGGGTAGGTTTAAGGATGCTCTTGACAACTGAGAGCCTTTTTTCATAGAGCTTCTTGTACTGAACCTTTGAAAGAGGTACAGGTGTCTTTCTCTCTCTTGTTGTGGGAGAACATTCAATACAAATGTTTTCGTTAAAATCTTGAGTCAAGTAGTACAATGTACACTTGGGACAACGCTCATAACCAAACATAATAAACCTCCAAAGGACAGACAATGCGAAGAGATGGAACAGGGAAGTGTCCTGTACAGTGGTATATAGATGAACTAGGGAAAAAGATGTGGGTGTGTTCTGAACACCTCGCCCCTTACACGAAACACAGAGAACACTCGGAGAAGTGTTGGTACTCGACTTGTCTAGGTAGGAGTATGGTTGGATACCCTCTGACCCCTCAAGAACTGGAGGAGAGAAAGGCAGAGAAAGCACGAAAGACGATTAAAGAGGTCGAGGAAGTCATTCAGATTGACGAGTCAAAACAATCGACTAAGGAATGTGCCAACTATGGGTGTGCAAATATGATCGCTACAGGACGCAAGAGATACTGTTCTGACAAGTGTCGTATGCAAAAGGCTCGTGCAGACTATGAATCAAGAAACCCTAATCGAACTCGCAAACGCAAAGAGGTGGATTCTGAGAAAAAACCAAATCCGATCAGTCCTCCTAAACCTATAGCACCAGAGCCGAGCGACCTGTGTTCCTCAATCACCTGTTCTAATGAAGTACCTAAGACTCGAAAGGCTTATTGTTCAGACCCTTGTAGGAAACGAGCTTATGTACAGAGGAAAAAAGGTTGCTTTGAGACTAACGCTTAATCCAAGGCTTAGGTCTTTGAGGTCCATCGCCTCTTTTGTAAGCCCTATAAGCTTCTACAAAGTACATTGAATATAAGAGAGCGGTAAAAGAGATAGCAAGTAATGTCATTTTTAAGATCCTTTGGTTTATTTAAGGTTGGGTATATACCATTGACAGTATCCCCTAGCAAAAAAAAGTTAGGTTTAGACTATGCTCCATCTCTTTGACCCACACACAGATCATAAAACAGCCATTTTCTCACTGATTATTACCCTAAAATCTCTGACCCACACATCGTCTTTGGGTTTGATTTTTAACCGATTAGGTCTTAGTGCTGGTTCGATAAAGGGGTCTTTTGGATTTGACCTCCCTCGCTATGCAGAGAGGACATGACCCTCAATGTTTTTAATAGATCATTTATAAATGATCTTAAGTGATCTCTAACCTTAACTTAAATGGAGAACTCCTATGAGAAGATCAGCATCACAAATCATTAACAACCTTGAAAGACGCATTGCTCGTCTTGAGCGTACCTCAGCAACACGCAAAGTTGCAGGACACATCATCTTAGCAGGTAATGTAAATGTTCGTCAGATTAGGCGTGATCTTGAGGACACCTTTGGTATTGAGGACATTGATTTTGAAGATGGGGTTATTACTTTCCTCATGTCATCAATGGACAATAAAAAGGTCGAGAAACAGGTCAAAGCTCTCGCTCAAAAGCATGATGTGAAGTTTGAAAAGGGTGACTTCACCGATGGTCTTGGAATGATCTACACCAAGCAAGCATCTCGCAGAGGTCGAAGATCACATAACGCATGGACACCAGCTAGATTCAAGAGATAGGGATGTAATCTAAAGAGAGACTACAAGGATAAGGTAAGAACCCTCCACCTTCTCGGAGAGCAGTTTCTTACCCCCCTTAACGATTAAAAGAGTAGACGCTCCAAAC